GGAGCATTAGCCCATGATGACAGGCTTGACGTACTTGCTATGGCAGTCCAATACTGGGTTGACCAGATGGCTGCTGATGCAGATACAGAAATACGAACAAGAAAAGAAGAACTACTAGAATTAGAACTAGATAAATTCATGTCTAACCTCAATATGAGCAAGGAAAAGCCTGTTCAACAGAGTTGGATAGAGTTCTAAAGTTACAACCAAGATAGACTCCCTTTCACATATATAACTATATACTGGTCAGATATCCATTGTTATAGGGAGTTTAACTTGTTTGACGGTGTTTAGACCTACTGCTGCTACTAGGAGTTTAACATACTGGTTGTATTTTGGTAGAAAAATCTGAAACAGTATTTAACTTAGAGGACACGCCCAACTCCCCCACGCACACGTTAAAAAAGGTTCACGTTCCTTTAAATATGTTGCTCATTTGCAACACTAGTGTGACATTTTTATCACACTCAACACCAGCTGGGAACATGTGTGACATAAGTGCAACACTAGTGTGACATTTTTATCACATGTTTATGTCTCTCTCTATCTATTCTTTTTCAATACTATATAATGTTAAAAAAAAGTTTAACTATTTTTAACTTTTTTCTTGCACTATTCTTTTATCCATGTTCTAATACAAATAATCAAGGGCTACAGATAACAGCCTTCTTTTAAAAGCATAAGAAACTAAGCCTTTTAATCGCAACAAAACAAGTAAACCTTGATTAAGTTTTAAGATAAACGTTACAGTAACAACCTTCTTAAAACAAAATTAAAGAAAGTTAAAATAAAAGTAGACAAGTTAAAGATAAAAGATTAGAGTTTAAGAATAAGAAAAAGCAAATAGGCAAGTGCCAAGAGAGTTCCCAAGTTTGTGCAAGGGCAAGCTATAGAACCTATAAAATCCTTTAGTAGTATAAAGGTGGGTCGTAGTTCTAGCCAAGACTAGGGTGGAGTAGATGACAATACAAATCCCTAGTTGTTACTAGGTGCAATGGTGTACCTATAACAAGGAGTAAAACTATGTTTAAGACTAAAACTTTAAGATTGTTCAACGTGCCTTTAATCGTTCTAGCTTCACGTTCTAGAGTGTATAAATCTAGATGGGAGTTTACTAACGGTACTACGTTTAAGGGTGTTCATATAGGCAAGAAAAGCTATTACGTATCTGTTCCAGTTCTAGCTTCTAGAAAGTTTGGAGGTGTAGCAGATATTGTTTCATAATTATCTTGACCTAGTGCAACGTTTAATATAACGTTGTACCTAGTAACAACTAGGAGGCAAGACTAATGATAAAACTAAACTTACTTGGAGTAGGCACTAATGCCAAGACTATTAAAGGTGATGGTAGTGAGTACTTAACAGCTATATTATACTTAGCTCCAGCTGATATTGTAGATGGTATAAACGTTTGTCCTATGGCAGTACTAGCAGGATGCAAGGCAGGTTGTTTGTTTTCTGCAGGACGTGGAGCATTTAACAACGTGCAACAAGCTAGAAAACGTAAGACGATATTATTTAGAGACCATAGAGAGGAGTTTCTAAGGCAGTTAAACCAAGACCTAACTAGGTTTCAAGCTTACTGTAAACGTAAAGGTTTGAAGGCAGTAGTTAGGCTTAATGGTACTAGTGATATTAGATGGGAAAACTATATAGATATGGCAAGCTATGATATACAGTTCTATGACTATACTAAGATACTTAATAGACGTAACTTACCAAGTAACTATCACTTAACTGTTAGCTATAGTGAGGCAAGTGACAAGTATGCAAGCCAAGTATTACAAGTTAAACAAGATACTAGTACTAACATAGCAGTAGTCTTTAAAGATAAGGCTAGTATACCTAGCACGTACAAGGGTTATAATGTTATTGACGGAGACAAGGACGACTTAAGGTTTCTTGATGTACCTAATAGTGTTGTGGCTTTGTATGCTAAGGGACAAGCTAAGAAGGACGTATCAGGATTTGTAATTAGATAAGGAGGTACTAATGAGAGATGAAGATTTAGCATGGACTGTATTTAGAGATGGACTATTATTTATATTCATGCTAGTAATTACTATGGGTTTTATAAATCCATTCAGTAGCTACTACACGTGGTGGAATTTATTATATATGATTAACAACTAGAAGGAGAGAGTAATGAAACTAAGTAAGATAATAAAAACTATAGAAGTAATAGAAGAGAAGAGAGTTCCTAATGATATACTAGAGGGGTTTCTATATCACTCAGCAAGTAGGGAAGAACCTATTCAGATACATGACATGGACGTTGTACATTTAGTAAGGGCTTTTAAGAATGCTTTACATAAGTTAGACAATCAAGTTAAAATAACAGACGTATTAAATAGTAGATTAAACAGTAGGAGTTAAGCAGTATGAGTATGTACATAGAACCAATAGACGGAACAGAGCATCTAGTAGATGTTGTAGCTGAGTTCAAGTCAGCACGTAAACAACAGTATGACTATGAGTGGGACGAGAATAGTGAGCAAGCAGAATTTTATAGACAACGTGCAACCTATTATGGTAGGCTCAAAGATGAGGGGGTACTGTATGACCCCAAGTTTTAAAGAGGAGCTGAAGGAGATAAGAGAAAGTCTAGATAAACTTACTGGATTGAATGGGTGTGTAGCCTACAATGACGGAGAGTTTTACAGACTTATCAAGAAACTTAAACAACTAGAGGAGAGTATAGAATGAAGTATAAATATTTACATGAGGAGCAGTCAGTAGATATAAGGTCATGGACTGTAGAGTCAGACGTTCCATTGACTGATGAACAAGTAGAAGAACTATGTAGTGAGCATGGTCATGCTGAAGGACAAGTAGCACACCTTGATACGTCTTCAGTTGAGTATCATGGTACTGAGTATGGTGATGACTCACAGTTTAAAACTTATTGTATTAAAGGAGAGTAAGTATGACTGAGCCACTAACTTTAATGGAGAGACTAGCAGTAGAAATGCAAGACCTCATCACTAGTAGTGAGAGAGACAAGCGAGAGATTGCATGGCTAAGAGGAGAGATGGAGAAGAGAGAGGAGTTAACAAGGAAGTACATGGATAGTAAGTATGAAGACGTTGAAGACAAGTACATCAAGGACACAAAGTTTAGAAAAGCTATCAACGAATACGTTAAGCAATGGATAGTAGACAATGCGTGTACGTGTGAGTGTGATGAGTGGGATACCTTCTATTGGAAGGGTAGAGCCTACGACCTTAACATCTTTGTGAAGGATGATGTAGAAGAACCTACTGTACATGATGTACAAGCTACAGTATATGCAGTAGGATTTGATGGAGTTAGTTTAAACTGTGACACATCTAATGGGTGTGTGATGGTAGACTTCAGACCAACTGGACTACAGATTAACAACTATGGAGCACAGTAATGACTAAGAAAACTAAACAAAACTTAACAGACGTACAAGTAAAAGCTATACGTGATACATACAGAGCTATAGATAGTAGCTTGGACATGCTGTTGGACTGTCAAGACATGTACTTGTCTGACGTAAGAGAATTAGAGAGAGTCAGATGGAAGTTAATGAGTGAGTTTAAATTTTTAACGGAGAAAGATTAACATGAGTAACATATACATACAGATTGATGAGGATACTTACCTATCCATACATCAAGATGAAGAGAGTGGGGTACAAGAGTGTGTCCCTATGAGATACGATGACAATGCTATGCTAGGACAACCTGTCTACTACTCAACAGTAGATGAACTAGCTGACATACTATATGATGTAGCACATAAGGACTACTCATTGTTTAACAGTCATCCCAATCAGTTTACATTTACATTTGATGAGGTAAAGAATGACAATTAAGAGAGAACTAAGTCAGTACTATGGAGATAGTGAGTGGGGTAGGAGTGCTAAAGTTACCTATATTGATGATGCTTTAGGTCAGTTCTACTACATCACACAGTTTCAAGACAACAAACTAGTAAGGAAGTTAGCAGTTAGTACTGAAAGAGAAGCAGAAATAATAGCAGAAGATTGGACTCTATCTAATCCAATCGTAGTTAAAGGAGAGAACTAATGAGTAGAAATGTATATGATGATGCTTACCTAATGGGGTATCACAATGGTTACCATGATGTAGGATATCTTAATCCATACCATAAGCATGGTACACCTCAGTATCACATCAAGTATTTGAATGGACATAAGGATGGTTGTTCTTTGAAGAGGGATGAGGAGTTTACTGAGTTACTAGAAGAAGAAGTAGCAAGGAATAATGAATGGATAACAATGTATAACACGAAGGAGAGAGTATGACTAATACGTTCATGGTACTATGGATTGTTATGATGGCTACAGTCTCAGGTATAGGATATTGTACTAAGTATAACATGATAGGTGTACAGTTTTTACTAATGTTATTAGGTGTAATTGTACTAGGTGTGTCAGGTATAACGGAGTACCTATAGTTAATAATGTTAAAGGGAGTCTATCTTGGTTGTAACTTTAGAAACAGAACAGTCCCTAATTGAGGAACAACTTCAACTAGAGACTGACATGATGACAGGTGGAATACAAAGGTTTAACAAAGGGTTGAATGTGGCAGTTGAAAAGGGAAAGGAATCACACACATCACATGGAAGAGCTATAGTATCTAGGCTAGTACAAACTGTGACAGGTGCAGTTGTACAGTTCATTAAGAATCCTACTAATACCTCACGAGATATTGCGTGGAAAAATTTAAAGGACATGGATGCAGAACAAGTTGCATACCTTGCACTTGTAACACTAGTGGATTCAATTAGTAGAAAGAATACTCTACTGTATGTAGCTAGAACTATGGGTAGTAACCTTGAGATACAAGATAGGTTAGACAAATGGATACACTCTGAAGGAGACGTAGCCAACAACACAATCAAGCTTGCTATGAAGAAAGCATATGGAGCTAGAAGGTTTGGTCTAACTAATAAGATGAACAAGGATGGCTACAAGAATACTGAGTGGCTCAAGTCTGAACGTGTACACGTAGGGTTTAAGTTGATTGACTTAATCATACAGAGTACAGGTATCATCAAGCTTGACACACAGCAGACTGAAAGGAAGAGACGTGCAACCTACGTTGTACCTACTCAAGATACACTTGATTGGATTAAGGCATTCAATGAGTACATGCAAGGCTCACGTCCAAGATACTTACCTTGTGTAATACCACCTAAAGATTGGACATCAGTCAAGGGTGGAGGTTATCATGGACATGACATAGATGAACTACCTATTGTAAGGAGAAAGTAATGGGATTAAAGACACACTTAACTAGACTATCTGAACAAGACTTGACTGCTGAGTATGCTTGTCTCAATGCACTACAACAAACTGAGTGGAGGATTAATCAGAACGTACTCAAAGTTATACGTCAGATGTGGGAGAGTGGGCAAGAGGTAGGTAACTTACCTGCAAGGGAGGACACACCTCTACCTAACTACCACTTCAGTAAAGAACCTAGTGAGATGAATGAGGAAGAGAAATCTACATTCAGAATATGGTCACGTAAACGTGCTGAGATTTACTCAAGTAATAATCGTAGTGTCAGTAAACGTATACAAGTTGAACGTACCTTACAGGTAGCTGAACAGTTCTCTAAGTATGAGAAGTTCTACTACGTATGGCAGAATGATTTCCGTTCACGTAAGTATGCAAGCAGTACATTCCTCACACCTCAGTCAGCTGATTGGAGTAAGAGTCTACTAGAGTTTGGTTATCCTATACCTATTGATAACTGGGATGATGCAAGGTGGCTGTGTATACATGGTGCAAACTTGTATGGTAATGATAAGATAACGTTAGACAAACGTGAAGCATGGGCATGGGAGTATGTAGATGAGGCACATAGGATAGCAGACAATCCCTTTGATAACCAAGCTTGGCTTGAGGCAGACAAACCATTCCAGTTCCTAGCTTGGTGTTATGAGATGTCAGCCCTAGCTAAGTTTGGTTGGGGTTATGAGAGTAGGTTACCTGTCTCAGCAGATGGCAGTTGCAACGGATTACAGCACCTCTCAGCTATACTAAGAGATGAGGTAGGGGGTGTAGCTACTAACTTAATATCTTCTGCTGTACCTCAAGATATTTATACACAGGTAGCTGACCAAGCTATACAAC